ACTTGTAATATCTTAAAACCTGCTACACGAGCTTGTAAGCAATAATCAACATCTCTGTTATATGTCCATTCAAATTCAGGTGCAAAATTACCAACTTTGTTTAGCACTTCCCTTTTAATATATAAACCACCAAAAGTGTTCCAAGCAACTTCTCTAGTTTCTTCAAACTGTCCTTGGTCTAGTACAGGTTTACCCCAAACTCCTTGGGTATCAATGTCTATACCACTCCCAATATGAGTAGGGTTACCACTCTTTTCGTCAAATTTACCACCAGCGTTTTGTATATAGAAATTTTGTTTTTTGTCTTTTGCTGGGTATAATAAGACACAACCAATCATACCAGCATGTACATTATTTATAGCTGAAGCACATAGTTTTTCATACCAAGTGTTGTCTGGGTCATCTTCAAGGGGTGACATATCAGCATGAATAATTATTATATCATCATCAGGGAACTTATTCCACATTTTTTGATACATCAAATCACTACCAATACCACCAGCATCTTGTTCATAATGAACATCAAGATTCCAAAAGTCTGACCTTGTTTTTAGTATTTCTCGTTCATCTACATAAGGACATATAATCTTTGCACTCATTTCTTTTTCTTATCCTCAAACATTTCTACTTCATTTTCAAACTTAATGTGCACTGTGCAACCTGTTATCGCAAAAAAGCTAATTAATGCTACTATTATCCAAACACATATTCTATCTTTACTCATTATATTAACCTTTCTGTCCAAGTTTTTGGTGTGTTTTCTTTTACATATTCAATTGGTAAGTGATATTCAAAAGGTTTTGTTCTCGGTCTTATCCAATCAATCATTTGTGTTAATGTTTCTTCTAGTGGGATGACTGCTTTGTAACTAAAATCTTGAGCAATTTTTGTACTAGAGCAAAATGCGTTTTTTACTTCCGCAGGTCTATCAGGAAAATACTCTAAACTAGGATAAACATTTGCGATATGACCTATTTTATAAGCTAAGTCTTTAATTGATATTTCATTATCATCTGGACCAATATTATACACTTGTCCTGTTACATCACGGTTAGTTTGCATCAGCCTGTAAACTGCTTTTACACAGTCTAATACATTACTAAAACTTCGTTTTTGACTCCCATCTCCATATATTATAATCTTTTTACCTTGTAACACACGATTAATCATTATTGCTGCTACATTTCTAAACGGGTCATTATATCTTTGCCCAATCCCAATAACATTATGAGGAACCACTGTTACATATTTCAAACCATGTAAATCATTTAATAACTTAAGTTGCTGTTCAGCTTGTAGTTTTGCTAACCCATAAGGGTCAACTGGCACGCAAGGCATGGATTCATCAAAAGGTGGCGTATTGATTTTACCATACCTCGCCATTGACGAACAGTTAACTAATAATTTAATATTATGATGAATACAAGCACTGGCTACACTTAACGTGTTAGTGATTATACTATCTACAGTTACCTTTGGACTAAATACACTAAGTCCTTCATAAGGTAATGCTGCTGCATGAAAAACGATGTCTGCGCCTTCCATGGCTTTTTTTAATAAATCTAAATCTCTTATATCGAAGTTGTGTAGCTTGGCTTTCTCTGGTACATTACTTTGAATACCTCCGATAAAGTTATCTACACCAGCAACTTCTTCACCTTTATTTATACAAAATCTAGCTAGATTACTTCCCAGCAGTCCGCCGATTCCTGTTATAAAAACTTTCATTACCACCTAAAATTCTGTCTAAAATGTTTAACCAATGGAACTATCTCTGTGTCAAATGTTCTTTTTGGTTGCCATCCATATTGATTAAGATAGTTACAGTGTAGCGCATATCTTACATCTTGTCCAGGTCTTTTATAATTCGTATCGATGTGGTCCATCCAACTTTCTACCGTACGGGTTATAGTCCCTAAAAAGTAAGACGATATTATTTTTTTAGTTGTTTCAAGGTTTGTTTGTTCATATTCAGAACTAATATTATAAATATTACTTGGTTCCCCCTTATCAACTAATAACATAACTGCATCAATCGTATCTTGAATATGAGTCCACGTTCTGATTGGGGTTCCCCCGTCATGAAGTTTAATCTTTTTACCTCTCATCAACCTTTTAACTGCAATAGGAATAAGTTTTTCAGGGTATTGATACTCACCATAATTATTTGATGGTCTAACTATTATGTAATCTAATCCATGTGTTCTAGCCCAACTCTTAATTAACAGGTCAGCAGATGCTTTTGTAGCTGCATATGGGTTACTTGGGTCAAGAGGACTTTCCTCATTAAAAAATCCTTCTTCTCTATCTCCATATACTTCATCTGTTGAAAATTGCATAAACAAAGGTTTATCAACACTTGTAAGTATTCTTGAATTTAGCAACTCAAGTAAGTTTCGGACACCATGAACATTTGAGTCTATAAACTCTTTACAATCTCTGTTTCCATTGTCTACATGGCTTTCAGCTGCTAAATTAAAAACTATATCACATTCTGGTAAAAATGTAAGGTTTTCAATTTTAGCTTTTTTAAATGTAAAGTTATGATGAACTATTGGCTTGTGGGAAACATAGCTTTCTTTATCAACACCATATACTTTCCAACCTTCATTAAGTAATCTTTTTGTTAAGTTAACACCAAAAAAACCTAAACAACCTGTTACGACTGCTATTTTCATATAATACTAATCCTTTCATGCACAGGAAAACAAATAATCCTATCAAAAATAAAACTTGAGTTTCGTAAATTAACTAATGGTTTGTAATACTTTTTAGTTTCAATTGTATCAGATATATTTACTGTTTCTGTAAGCAAGACAGGTAAGCACGCAGGTAAAAAAGCATCCATCTCACCATAGTTTTGATATTGAATAACCCCTATTTTCTTTTTTAATTTATATAATAAATCATAATAATTATCTAAACATACTTTCATCATCTGGTCTATATCGAACTGTCGCCAGTATTGTAGTATTGCTGCCGCACTTATATCACTCATCTTGTAGTTACCGCCTCTTTCATTAAACTCTCCGTTTTTCCAACCAAAATTAATAACATTTCTTAAAGTATCTGAATACTCTTTTTTAACTATCGCTAGACCTCCTTCACCAAACCCAATAGGTTTCGTGTGATGTAGACTAATAAACGATGCATCAGGTATGTTACAAGAGTTAGTACCTTCATAAAAACTATACGGAGTCGCAGCATTATCAAATACCAAAAACTTATTGTTAGCTTTTGCATAATTAACCATTTTGGTTAACTTTTGTAAATGTCCGAAGATGTTGGTTACAATTATAACATTGGCATGTTCTAGGTTTTTATCTGTTAGGTCAAAATTAAACTCATCATCAAAATCAACAAAAATACTACCCTGACAAGGCCCTTGAGCGTTTGATGGAAAAGTAAATGCTTGATTAGCTATTCTAAGGTCATTTTCTTTAATTGCTTGAAATGTGTGTATAATCGCATGAAGTGCTCCAGTACCACTAGAACAAGCAATAATGTCATATTCCTTATCTATTTTTAATTTTTTTCTCGCTATGTTTTCTAAGCGATTATTTGCAGGACCAAAGTTACTAAACTGATTATTACGCGTTGAGTCAGACAATTCCTCAACTAAAAAATCGTAATTTATTTCTTTCTTTGTTAACCAGGGATAGCGTTCCATACTTGCTCCCAATTTCTGCCTAATGAAGTCAACCCTTCTTGTAGGTGTGTTGCGTGCCCTGGTATAGGACATAAAGAACCTGCTAGTTTAAATGCTTTCCAAGTCCAAGTATCGTCTGCAAATACACCAGCTCTTAACAATTCCATTTGAAATCTCATAAAAGTTTTACCAAAGGTTGCCATTGTTAATGTGCTACTAGGCACAGTTCTATAATGACCTGCTGGTAAATAAACTAATTCACAGTTTCTAGAAGTATCAATTGTATATCTATCTGGATAATCATATGGAATATAAAATCCATCAAATCTGCTCATTGTGTTTTTCATAGCAGCGAGTGCACCAGGAATATGTAGGTAGTCATCTTCGCACACATAAATGATTTCTTCAGGGTTTTCTTTACAAATTTCTAATAAAAACTCCATCATCGGTAGACAACAGTTTATGTTTACTGGGTGTAAATTAGGAAAGGGGTGTTTTGCATATGGAGGACAAACATCAATTGGCGGCACATCTCTTACATATATATTACATTTCGCCACGTCTTTAAACCACTTAAGAGTTTCATCTGTGGTTCTGTCATTAACAATGATTATTTCATCATCATCAGTTAAATCTGGCTGTAAACTAAGAAAACACTTTCTTAATATTTCGTGTTTAAATTTACCGTTCCACCTTGGTTTGTTTTCGTTTGTTCCTTGTAAACTTCCAGCACTTAACGCACTTTCGTTTGACCTAAAAAGTATCTTCATATTGTTTATGTATTATTTGTATTACATAACGGTCATCACCAGTTGTATTTTTAACTGAGTGTGTGACATTTGTTCTTGTAAGAGTTGGGCCTTTGTATTTATAAGTGTAAAAAGGTTTCCATTTCCAGTGCAAGTGATAATGAATCTCACCTTTATTAGGACCTATAGGAATCATTAATGCTCTGTCTCTTTTATAATCAATATGAGTAAAAAGTCCACCGTTTTTTAACATTCTGATTACCCAACATTTTGTAAGGTCTGGGTGAAACTTTTTAAGGTTTGGTTCTAGTCTAATCAAATCATCCCACACTGTTTTTAATTTAAGCGCAAATATACCTACATTTGTAGTTTTGCCCAGTTTAAAATTAATATGTGGTGAATTACCTTTTCTAGTAATGTTCCATCCTTCATATTGTTGTAGAGGAATCCCTTTTAAATATGAATGAAGTCTGTACTCATTAGGTAATGGTATTTTAATCCTTTTTGTTAGTATTAGCATAGTGCCCCTTGTTTCGTTTAACTAATTTTGGGTGACCATTTGAATGATTGATAAAGTTATTATCACATACAGGTTCTCTGATTAAACAGCCACCAGCGATTGTATTATTATTTCCTACTTTGATTGCTTCGTAAAAATTTGTTCCCACACCTACCCAGTTATCGTTTCCAAAACTACATTTGCCACACACCTGCACAGCAGGACCAAAAAAGTTATAGTCTCCCATAGTTACGTTGTGTGCTATAAATGAGTTGTTGTTTACAAAATTAAAATTTCCAAATTTATTGTCACCAGTGATGTGAGCATGAGCGATAACATTACCATAACCCCAATCACAATTAGGGGGTAACTGTACGCTGTTTGCTATTTTGTTGGGAAAGTGGTCAACAGTTGAAGGAAACCATCTAGTGAGTGCTGTAAACCAAATCTTCTTTATCTTTTTACTGCCTGTTGCAAATAAAAAGGTGTCATCATTTGATGGGTGATATTCTAATCCTTCGTCATAGGTTTCAAATCTATCATTGTACATTCTACAGTCATACTTCATACCTGGAACCACTTCATGTATTTCAAGATACTTTTCTGGTGCTCCAAAGTAGGTTTCAAACTCACATGCTAGTCCGCCTCTACCAACTATATATTTCATTGTTCCCCTCTAAAAAAGGTGCGTTCTGTTGCCAGGTGCACCAAACCCCTACCAGCTATGCAGCCAGTGAGAATGCTTCGTTATCGTTAGCATTTATTGTTGTGCTTCTCCCCAAGACTTATTTCCAGTCGACCCTAGTTCACCCCCTCTGTGTGTTTTATGGTGGAGGTGGCGGGTACTGCCCCCGCGTCCTGCTAAACAGTGACTTGTTTCATCAAAGCAATTATATTATACTAATTAAATAGGCTATCGTCAAGTTCAAATGTATGCACATCATCCCTAGTAGTATTCCAATTGAACACCCTAAAATTATCTGCTTCCATGTCCCAAACGAGTTCCATGCCATCAGGATATTGTTGTTCCTGACCTGCACCAACAATCTTGCTAGCCACAAAAGTGGAAGGCAAATCATCAATGCGAGCAAAAACCATATGTCGAATTTTCCCATCTCTTTTAACGAACTTTCCTTTGTGTACTTTTATCATTCTTATATCTTATCACACGATTAACAGGCTTTCCAGAGTTATTTGAATTTTTCTTGTATCTATTGCTTCGTGGAATAAAAGTATCTAATCGTTTCAACTTCTTTTTAATCTTTGCTTCTTTTTTCAACCAACGCACGCGTGCAGCTTTACGAGCAGCTTTTTTTCTTTCACTGTTGCTAGTAAATGACTGTTTGTCTTTATATGTGCGAATAATGCCTTCGTTATGAAGTTTTTTATTGAGGACTTTTAAGGCTTTAACGGGGTCGTTTTGTCTAACTACAACCTTCATTCGATACCGAGTTCTTTACACCAACCAACTACTTGGTCAGTATCTCGTTTACCAAACTTAACGGAAGTAAACACGTCTCCTTTGAAGGCCATGAGCATGGGTAGCTTTGCGCGATTGTCTGTGTGTACATATCTTTCCAGTCTAGAATCAGTTTCATCCACTAGTTCAATGCTTACCGAGGGAAGTGTACTTTTAATTGACAGTAACTGAAATTTCATGTAATCTATAATTGTTGGATTTGATGAATCAACGATTGCAATAATCTTACGAGCCACTAGACAGCCTCTCAACCTCTGATTGTAGAATATTTACTTGTTCTCTGAGTTCTTCTATTTCGTTATGTAAGTGCCTGATGTCGCCAACAAGGTCATTTGCTAAGTCATGCAAACTGTTGTGAAGCGCTTTTACTTCTTGCCTTACATATGTTTCACTTGCGTATGCCATGTTACCATACTACATTAAAACCAACACTATGTCAACAAAAATGTGGAAGTGAATTGTAAATTTGCTTGCCAAACATTAAATAATGAGGTATAATATAAAAATGAAAAGACCTAGATTAAATGAAGCGATTAACTATTTTAAAAGCCTAAGCAAAAACGTGGAGCCAGCTCAAATGGTGCTAGATATGTATGCACACATGTTAGAAACAAAAGGTGAATTTTTTGCAGGTAAAATGATTATAGATATCATGCACGAGTATAACCTTTTACAGGAGAAGAAGAATGGCACGAAAACTGGATTATAGCAAGCTCCCAGCGTATGATGTGTGGGATTTTGATAAACTGCTAAGAACAGCAAAATCAGCTTCCCGATATGATGGAGCAATTACTGTAACATGGATGGATGAAGCTGTGGACAGCGCATGCTTAACCAAAAATCCTCACAAAGCATTAGACCAATATGCAAAACAAGCAGAAGAAATAAACACTTGGTTTGAAACTATAAAGAGTCAAAGATGGTATGACGAAAAAGTATATTGGAATGGGATACAACCTAGAAAATGCAAAACACTAGAATAGCTCACTCCAAACAAATTAATTTTGATGTTGCATAACGGACAAATATCTGCTAATTTTATGACTAGATTATGAACAATGTTTTAACGATATCAGAAACAAAACGCCTTGTTCGAGGTGTTCTCGTAGGTTTGCCAGTTGATATCTATGATGAAGATACTGATGAATATATTGAATCTGTTCTCTATGAATTATGTCATCCTAGAACTGAGGGTGATTTTGAAGGTAGTCATATGATTGGAGGTGCCAATATTGTGTCTGCTTATAATCTGGTTTTGCAGAAACTGATGAGCACAAAATGGAAGCGTGGTGCTACTAAAGAGGATACCATTGCTCTTGCAAAAAAATTGTACCAAGAGGCTCTGGAAGACTTGATTAAGGATAAGGTGATTCGTAAAATTCCTGAAAAAGTTAGACTAGGATTCAAGGTAGTAGGTGGTAAAGATTTAACAACAGAAAGTGAGGAAAAATGAATGACCACAAAAAGTTACAAGATGGAATCAACAAAGTTGTAGATTGCATGATAGAAATGGATGCTTGTAGAGATGCAATCAACCATACCCTAAAAGAACTCAAAACAGAGTTTGATGTGAGCGCAACGCAGTTGCGCAGAGTTGCCAACACGATTAAAAATTCTAGTCGAGTTGACGAAGAAAATAAACACGATGAATTTATAGAAGTATTGGACATCGTCCAAAAACAACGCATGGAAATGCGTTCAGACAGTATAAACGAATGACCACTGTTGTAGATAACTTCTTACCTCAAACATATTATAGAAAACTGTATGATGTTGTAACTAGCAATACACTTCCTTATTATTTTCAAAGTTCTATTAATAATATTGAAGCAAGTGACCCTGAAGATTTTGGGTTTAATTACTGGATACAAGATGAAGCAGGAACAGTACACAATTGGTTGTTTATGCCGTTGTTATATGCTATTAAGGATAGATTCGGTGTTGGAGATTTGCGCAGAGCTAGGATTGACATGACAATGTACAATCCAGATACTTATGCTCATGAACCTCATCAAGATTATATTGATGACCACTTTACAGCAATATATTATTTGAATGACACTGACGGGCCAACCAATGTATATAATGAAACATAACCATCAGACGATC